GTAAGTTAAAAACAAATTTAAAGGAGAAAATAAATGGAAAACGTAGAAGAAAAATTCGTTTCCGACGATGGTATCTCAGAAGTACCTGCTGCTGTAACACCTGAAGGTGGAGAAGGTAAAAAGGACAAACTGAAGAAGACTACTACTGACGAGCCTAAAGGCGCAGTTGAGCCCAAGAAAGTAATTCCTGGTCAAGGCGATGCTGGTAAGCCTGTTCCTACTGCAGAAGAAGTTGAAGTTGAAACTGTAGAAGAAGTAGTTGTAGAATCTTCAATTGAGTCAATCATTGAAGGCGAAAATCTATCAGAGGAATTCAAAGGCAAGATCAGTCTTGTATTTGAAGCCGCATTAAACGAAGAAGTAAACAAAAGAACTGAGACAATTCGCGAAGAATTAACTAAGTCTTTAGAAGAGTCATTGGAAGAAGCAGTAACTGAGAAATTGGATACTATTACTGAAAATGTCGATAAGTATTTAGATTACGTTGTTTCAGAATGGATGTCAGAGAATGAGATCGCAATCGAATCCGGTATTAAGGTTGAGATGGCTGAGTCATTAATGACAGGTCTTAAGAACTTGTTTGTTGAACACAATGTTACTGTTTCAGAAGAAACTGTTGATGTTGTCGCAAACTTAGAAACAAATGTAGCTGAGTTGGAAGAGAAAGCCAATGATCTTGTAAACGAGAATATCGAATTACAAAAAGAAATTGCCACTTTCAAAGCAGAACAAAAATTTGACGAACTATCAGAAGGACTATCTGCAAACCAGGTAGAACGTTTGAAAGTATTGTCTGAAAAGCTTGACGTTGTAGATCTTGATGCATATGCAGAAAATCTAACAGTAATCAAGGAGTCATTCTTTAGTGATAAGCCTCTTGTTGAAAAACATGATGTTCAATCTGAGTCTGACGAAATTATTCTAGAGGAACAGGAAGTAATTAAACCATCTTCCGATTACGCCTCTATTAATTCTCTAGTTGAAGCTTTCAACACTAAGAAGTAAAGAATAATTAATTATTTGGTTTATTTAACTTAATTTTAATTAAATATAAAGGAGATCCATAATGGATAACTATACAAGACTAGTGGAAAAGTGGGAGCCAATTCTAGGGCACGAATCTTTTTCACCAATTAAGGATTCTCATAGGAAAGCAGTTACTGCTACTATCCTTGAGAACACAGAACGCGCACTAGCTGAAACTGGTGATCTTTCTGCAAACATGACTTCACTATTGTCAGAAGCCCCATCTAACGCTGCCGGTACAGGCGGTTATAGTGGTTCCTCAACTCCAGCAGGTCCTGTTGCTGGTTACGATCCGATTCTTATCTCATTGGTAAGACGTGCGGTTCCTAACATGATTGCATATGACATCTGTGGTGTTCAGCCTATGACTGGTCCTACAGGCCTCATCTTCGCAATGCGCGCAAGATATGGTACTCAAGCCGGCGCAGAAGCATTTTATGCTGAAAGCGATACTGACTATTCTGGTACTGGAACTCATGCTAATCAGCTTCCTGCTGTTGGCGGAGCTGTTACTACTGGTACTGGTATGGCAACTGGAGCTGCTGAAGCCTTAGGCGACGGTGGTGGTACTAACTACGCAGAAATGGCCTTCTCAATTGAGAAAGTAACTGTATCTGCTAAGACTCGTGCTTTGAAAGCAGAATACACTACTGAGCTTGCTCAGGATCTTAAAGCTGTTCACGGCCTCGACGCTGAAACTGAATTGGCTAATATTCTTCAAACTGAAATCCTTTCGGAAATCAATCGTGAAGTTATTAGAACAATCCACGCAGTTGCTGTCGCTGGTGCTGCTGGTGCTGCAACTCCAGGTACTTTTGATCTGGACGTTGATGCAAACGGTCGTTGGTCTGTTGAGAAGTTCAAAGGTCTAATGTTCCAAATCGAGCAAGAAGCTAACGCAATTGCTAAAGGAACTCGTCGTGGTAAAGGTAACATCGTTATCTGTTCTTCTGACGTAGCCTCTGCTTTACAAATGGCTGGTGTATTGGATTACACTCCTGCACTTAACAGCAACACTCTAGAAGTTGATGACAGTGGCAATACTTTTGCTGGTGTTCTTAACGGAAGATTCCGTGTTTATGTTGATCCATTCGCAGGCGCTAACTACCTAGTAGTTGGTTATAAGGGTTCATCTGCATTCGACGCAGGTTTATTCTATTGCCCATACGTTCCATTACAAATGGTTCGTGCTGTTGGTGAGAATAGCTTTCAGCCCAAAATAGGCTTTAAAACGAGATATGGGATGGTTTCTAATCCTTTCGCTAATGGAGCTGCTCAGGGTTCAGGCGCACTTACTGCTAACAGTAAC